CTCAGGCATCCCAGCATACGTCTACGGCGATCTCAATGTGCAGGGTGCAGGCCGCACATCGTCTGGTCTGTCCATGCTCATGGGTGCCGCTGGTAAGGGCATCCGGCAGGTCGTGATGCACATCGACTCTGATGTGGTGAAGCCCATCGTCGAGCGCCAGTTTGTATATAACATGCGCTACGACCCCGACGAGTCTATCAAGGGTGACGTTGAGGTGATTGCCAAGGGCGCGATCAACCTCGCGGTCAAGGAGACCGTCAACGTGCGCCGCATCGAGTTCCTTAACGCAACCGCCAATCAGTTCGACATCGAAATCATTGGTAAGGATGGCCGCGCCGCGATTCTTCGCGAAGTGGCTAGAGGGTTGCAGATGCCCGTGGATGAAGTTGTCCCGTCTCGGGAGAAGTCCGCTTTCGATCAGCAGCAGGCAGCGCTTGCGGCGAGTGCAGTTGCGCAGATGCAACAGGCACAACCCAGCGCACCTGTTCCGACTGACGCGAGCGGCGCTCCCAAAGGCGGGATGGAAGGCAACACGGTCAGCAGCCGCGTGAGTGGGAAGGCGGCATGAACCGCGCTTCCCCTCAAGTGACGAAAGCGCTCGGCGCTTCTGTGAGGCAGTTCCCAGTCCTATTGGAGTGGCTGCGCGAATGGGAGATGCAGGAACTTCGTCGCCTACCCAGCGTGGTCGATCATACTGGCATTTATCAGGGCAGATGCCAAGTACTTGGCGAACTTGTAAAGTTCGCATCCGATGCCCCCAACCTAGCGGCTGATATATGAGCCGACTAATCAAGCTCACAGATTGGAGCAATTAACATGGCAATTCCAGAGCAAGTTCGTAAGCAGTCCGAAGCCGTACAGGAACTGTACAAGCAGCTAAACGGGGAACCCGGCACAGGCGAGAGCGCTGATGCTGGTCAGGAAACCGATGACTCTGCTGGTAACATGTCCACGGCTGACGAGAGTGTGAACGATAATGCTGCTCAGATGTCGGGAGACGAGCACACTACCGGCATATCAAACACGGAAGACGAGAACTCTGATACTTATGCTCAGAGGTGGCGGTCCCTTCAAGGATCATACAACGCCACGGTTCGGCAGAAGGCCGAACTGGAACAGCGCGTAACGCAGATGGAGCAGTTGCTGGCGTCACTGTCAGCACAACAGCCTGCTACTCCGACCCGTACAGAGCAGACCATGCCCGAGCGGCTTGTGTCTGACCAAGAGGCCGACGAGTATGGAGAGTCGATTGACGTGATGCGTAAGGTCAGCCGCGAGGAGCTTATTCCCGTGGCACAACGCCTTGCTCAGATCGAAGGTCTACTCCAGCAGATGCAGGCTAATGTCGTCCCGCAGGTACAGGCTGTCGCCCAGCGGCAGCAGGTCACGGCGGAACAACAGTTCTGGTCCGATCTGACGACGTATGTCCCCAACTGGCGCGAGGTCAATGGCAATGACAACTTCCAGACATGGTTGCTTGAGACTGACCCTCTGACGGGCACGACCCGTCAGACGTACCTCGAAGAAGCCCAGCGTTCGCTCGATGCCCATAGGGTTAGTGCGTTCTTCCGAACTTGGCTTGAGTCTACTGGACAAGCCTTTGTTGCTCAATCAGCCCTCGCTACCTCTAACGAACTTGAGAAGCAGGTGACTCCGGGCCGCTCGCGCGGTGTCGGAACATCTACGACCAAGCAACCTAAGACCTATTCGCCTAACGACATCAAAGATTTCTTTGATGCAGTCCGGTCGGGTAAGTATAAGGGTCGTGAACAGGAGCGGGATCGTGTCGAACGCGACATTTTTGCGGCGCAGCGTGAAGGCCGCATTGTCGTAAACGCTTGATTAGAAGGATTTTATCATGTCATTTCCTGTTTCCCCCGGCAGCCCGAACTACTCGGGTAACTTCATTCCCGAGATTTGGTCGGGCAAGCTGATCGAGAACTTCTACGACGCCACTGTGCTCGCAGCGATCTCGAACACCATCTACGAAGGTGAGATTCGCCAGTACGGCGACACCGTCAACATCCGCACGACGCCGGAAATCGTCATCCGCGACTATGTCAAGGGGCAATCTCTGACCGTCGATAACCCGGACAAGCCGAAAATCCAGCTTGTCATCGATAAGGGCGAGTATTTCGCCTGCGTCGAGGACGATGTGGACAAGGTCCAGTCGGACATCAACCTGATGGACACTTGGTCGAAGGACGCTTCCGAGCGTATGAAGATCAAGATCGATCAGCGCGTGTTGACCGACATCCTGCCGGGTATCGCCACGACCAACAAGGGCGCCACCGCAGGTGAGCAGTCGGCTTCGTTCAACCTCGGCACTACGGGCGCTCCGCTTACCGTGACCAAGGATGGCGCTGGCAGCACTACTTCGGTGATCGATCTGATCGTCGATATGGGCACCGTGCTTGATGAAGCAAACGCTCCGGAGGCCGACCGCTTCCTTGTCATCCCTGCCAAGATGGCTGGTCTGATCAAGAAGTCGGAACTGAAGGATGCTTCGCTGACCGGTGATAGCATGTCGGTGGTGCGCATCGGGCGCCTCGGTATGGTTGACCGCTTCACCATCTACGTCAGCCACAACCTGTTGGTGTCGTCGAGCAAGTACAACATCATCTCGGGCCACAAGATGGGCTTCACTTTCGCCACGCAGATGACGAACATGGAAACCATCCGGTCGGAAACGACCTTTGGTAACATCATTCGTGGTCTTCAGGTTTATGGTTACAAGGTCATCAAACCCGAAGCACTCTCGACTGCTGTCATTCAGTTCTGATGATAGGGGGCTTCGGCCCCCTGTCTAACACGAAAGGTTAATCTCATGGCTGCCTATACTGATACGATTGGCTTCAACAAGGGTACCGCCGCGTACCCGGCCAACAACCCTCCGGTCTGCAAAATTGAGGTCGAACTCAATTTTGCTACCATCATCGCTGCTCGCGCCGCCGCTGGCGCTACGGCGTTGGCCGCCGCTGACACGCTTCAGGTTATCAACCTGCCTGCGTACTCCGTGGTTCTGGCTGCTGGCCTCAACGTCACTACGGCGGAAACGGTCAACACGACTGCGACGTTTGACTTCGGCTTTACCGGCGGTTCTCCGGCTGCTGCCAACGTCTACTGTGATGACGCTGCGTCTAACGCAGTGGCGATGGACTCGGACAACCTCGCCAATGCCACGATCATCAAGACGGCGGATACCATCGATCTTCTCCTCAACACTGCGGTTCCAACCAATGCTGTTGTGAAGGCGTGGGCTGTCGTCGCTGACTGCAACTAACCGGTTGGGGCTGCTGGTAGGATTGGGGGTTCCCGGTCGGAAGGCAGCCCCTCCTTCATAGGAGGTTAATATGGGTGTCTATCGTGGTATTACGCAGGACAATGTAACGATTCAGGGCGGTACCGCGTACAGCCTCAACCTCGTTACTCCGTCCATTGGCGGCACGGCTGTCTTAGCCACTGCTGCTGAAATCGACGCTGTTGCTGACGCATCGACTCGTCTTGTATCAGCTTCGGCTTCTACTCTGGCAGTCACGGTTGCGGCGCATGACCAGAAGGTCATCGTCCTCAACCGCGCTGCGGGCGTCACGGCTACTCTTCCGGCTGCGGTCGGCTCGGGCGCAGTCTTCCGGTTCACCACTGGCACGCTTGTCACGTCGAACAGCAACATCATCAAGGTGGCTGACAACACCGACGTGATGTCGGGTTCGCTCTATGTGACTGATCAGGCTGCTGGTACTGGTACGGAGTTCAGCACGGTCGCGGCTAGTGACACGATCACGATGAATGGTTCTACTACTGGCGGTCTCGCTGGTGGTGTCTTGACGCTGATCGATGTCGCAACCAACCTGTATGCGGTGTTTGGTAACATCATCGCTACGGGTGCTGAAGCTACTCCGTTCAGCGCAACGGTGTAAACGGTGGGGGCCTTGTGCCCCCATCAACACAGGAAGTTCTCATGCCTACCAACCTGACCGGATCAGCGATCAACAGCACATATAGCCAATTGCTGCACGTCGATGGCGGTCCGACTGCGACCGAACAGACGGTCTATAGCGGTACAGGCGTGGCGACAGCCCTGAAGCTCGGCACTGTGTCTGCCTCGGTGGATAACATCCAGTTCAACGACAACACCATCTCGACATTGGATAGTGGTAACCTGATCCTGACTCCCGGCGGGACAGCGACGGTCAACATCTCACGTGCTGCTATCACGGGCGGGACGATCTCTGGGATCACTGACATCGCTATCGCTGACGGCGGTACGGGTGCCTCAGATACTACTACCGCCCGGTCCAATCTCGGCCTCGGCACCATCGCCACACAAAACTCGAACAACGTCGCCATCACAGGTGGCACAATCCCGTTCAGCGTGATCACGGAACGTGCCTATGCTGCGTTTTCGGATATTACCGACCAGACGGGTAGCACAACTGTTCCAGCGGCTGTGAAATTCGGCACAGTCGAAGTCGCTGGCGCGGGTATCACGATGGTGACGGACGGCACTAACCTCACACGTTTGACGTTTGCTGCGGCGGGTACATACGCCGTGATGCCAAACTTGCAGTTGACCAACACGGATGGTAGCGACCACGACATAACGGTTTGGTTTGCGTTGAACGGCACGAATATCGCCCGATCAGCCACGAAGATCACCGTGCCAAAGGCTACCGATGGCGGCAATACGTTCTTTCAGATCGTGTTCTACGTCACTGTGACCGCAGGACAGTATGTTCAGCTATATTGGCTTCCTGAGAACGTGGCAGTTACGATTGATCACACGGCAGCAGTCGCTGGACCTCCGGCTATCCCTGCTATTCCATCGGCAATCATATCAGCGGAAAGGATCGCGTAATGCCGAAGACACCAGCTTGGACCCGCAAGGAAGGAAAGGACCCCAAGGGTGGACTGAACGCCAAGGGGCGTGCCTCCTACAACAAGGCCAACCCCGGTAAGCCGGGACTGAAAGCCCCGCAACCTGAAGGCGGTCCTCGCAAGAAGTCATTCTGTGCGAGAATGACAGGTATGAAGAAGAAGCTCACATCTGAAAAGACAGCCCGTGATCCCAAT